CAAACTTAAAAATCTTAAAGAAAATCTTTAATTATCGTCTGATTTAAATTTTTTCTGAACATACTTAGCTTTTGAAAGACCATCACGTTTAATTACTGATGGTTTTTTAAATTCTTTTCGTTTTGATAATTCAGAACTTTGACGGGTTTTAATCACTTTACTTTTATAGAGTTTTAAAGCTTTCTCAATTGTAATGTTATTATTTAATTTTACTATTATCATATATTACATATATCTCCCTCATACAAAAAAGTTTTGACATTACTCATAAAAACACCTATTATTTTAAAAAAATAAACAGGAAAATATGAAAATTAATGAAAAAGGGAAAAACTTCTCTACTACACGGGTTCAAAACAGCAAAAATTGTTTATGGAACGGTAGACTCAATCAAACTTAAATCACTTTACTTAAACATCCAAACTTGGGTTGAACCAATATACGAATGTGATAATTGGACAAGGACCGTCCTTAACCTAAGTAGAAGTATCAAACACTCAGTATACGAGTCAATAAACAAAGAAATATTTAACGATAAATTTATTGTGGATTTAGATTTAAGGTCTAGCGGACTAAACTTAAATAAGAAATCTTTTATGAATCTTGAAATAAATTTTTACTTATCCCAAGACGATATAGACTTCAAAAGTAATGAAATTAAAAAAACTTTACAACAAATTACCAATAAAATTTTTAAAGACAATTTTTTAAATAACGATAATTTTAATTTTTATTTAACCAAAAAGAGTAATTTAGAAGAAGAATTGTTACAAACCGAGAATGTTTAATATTTATTATTAAAACATTCGATATGAATTTAAAAATATTACAACCGAACGAATCAGGTAGGGGGATTCTTGTTGAGTACGATGCCGGGTATATTAACCCAAATGACAATCGTAACGAAACGTTAATTAGAGAATCTAATGAAATACTTGACTACTCTAAACCAATTGAATTTTATGCGGTTTTACAAAAATATAATACCCCAAATAGAAATGGTAGGTTATATCCTGAACGTATATTAAAAAGAGAGGCGGAGAATTATAAAAAAATGATTAAAAAGGGTACGTCCCTATCTGAGTTAAATCACCCGGAATCATCTTTAATTGATTTAGATAGAGTTGCACATATGATTACTGAAGTATGGTGGGAAGGTAATGTCTTAATGGGTAAGATAAAACTACTTACGTCACCGGGATATCACGAGAGAGGCATTTGTTCAACCAAAGGTGACTTAGCGGCAAACTACCTAAGACAAGGTGTTACATTAGGTATCTCATCAAGAGGTGTTGGTTCCCTTAAAAAGATTGGTGAACAAAATGAAGTTCAAGACGATTTTGAATTAATTTGTTTTGACTTAGTATCGTCACCATCAACCCCGGGAGCGTATCTATTTTTAAATAAAGAAGATAAACATCTATATGATGAGAACTTAGAAGAAGAGAAAAAAATAAGTGTTGAGAGACACGTTGGTGATTCCGGAAATAAATCGCTTGACTTAATGAAAAAATTAAACGATTATTTGGGTTACTAATAAAAAAAAACAAAATGGAAGAAAAGTATTTTATTGCAAAAGTTACCTTGGACTCACTTGATGAGGCATCAGGTAAGATTAAAAAATTAAGAGAAGAAAAATTAGTTAGTGGTTACAACCCTACTGATGTTGAGGCGAAAGTTACTAAAGTTTTTGAACTTTATACAATGGAGTGGAGAATTACCGCAATTGTAGAAAGTAAAATTAACGAAGTAATTGAGTAGTTAAATTTTCGATTATTAACAAAAAGAGGACAATATGTCCTCTTTTTTTATGCTTTTTATTTTTTGGAGATATTTTTCAATGTATAAAAACCTAAATCAATTTAAGTAAATTTTAAACTTTTTTTGAATTAGGAGATATTTATATATTAAAATAACAACAAAACGAAATGGCAAAAGAAAAATCTTTAGTTGAAGAGGCTATCATCCAAATGAAAAACTTGGAAGAAGCGGTAGCTGAAAATGCAAAAGGAATACTTGCTTCTACAATGAAACAAGAAATCAAAGACCTAGTAAAAGAATCTCTAACTGAACAAGAAGAGGTTGAACCGGATGACGTTGAAATGGATGGACCTATGGGTTCTGATGATATTGCCGATATGGATATGGGTGATGATTCAGATGAAGAAGGTGACGAAATGGATACTGACGATACTGATGACGAAGAAGATATGGACTTTGGTGACGAAGAAGATATGGACGACGAGGAAGACGATGACACTATCGACTTAACTGACGCAGACGATGATGAAGTACTTAGAGTATTTCAACTTATGGGACCGGATGACAATATTGTCGTAACAAAAGACGACAAAGGAAACACTCACCTTAAAGATGAGGAAACCGGTAAAGAGTATATGATTGTTGGTGAAAGCGAAGAAGATGAATATGAAATGTCTGAAGAATGGAACGAAGAACTTGAAGAAGATGATGATATGGATGGTGAATCTATTGAATCAATCGTTGAGAGAATGTTCGGTAATGACGACGATGAAGAAAGTGAATTTGACTTTGATGAGTTTGACGAATCTGATGATATGGACGATGAAGGTATCGTTTATGAAATCGAAATGGATGACGAAGAATTAGATGAAGAAATGGACGATTCTATTACTGAAGCTAAAAAAATGTCTATCAAACCAAAAGGTATCGGGACAGGAAAACCAAAATTTACTTATGGTTCAAAACCTAATCAAGGAACAGGGTTTAAAACTAAAATGAAAGAAGCACCTAAATCTGTGGGAACAGGTAAAGCCAAATTCTCTTACAAAGATGGTGAAAATGCAGGTTCTAAATTAGGAACAAACAAAGTTGTTAAGAAAACTGAAACAAAAGAACAACCAACTAAAAAACCAATGGTTAAAAAAGTTGAGACAAAAGAGGCTGTTCGTACTTTAGGTGCGGGGTCTAACTTTAGAAAAGGTGGTTTACCAAAACCAAGAGCTCATTCAAGTTTTAATACCGCTATCAAAGAAAGTAACACTAATTCTGAGTTACAAGTTCTTAGAGAAAAAAACGAAGAATACAGAAAAGCACTTAATGTTTTCAGAAGTAAATTAAACGAGGTTGCAATCTTCAATTCAAACTTGGCTTACGCTACACGTTTGTTCACTGAACATTCAACATCAAAACAAGAAAAAATTAATATTTTAAGAAGATTTGATGGTGTTGAAACTATCAAAGAATCTAAAAATTTATACCAAGTTGTTAAAAATGAATTATCAGGTAACTCTAAAGTTCAAACTATGAATGAGTCAATTGAAAGAACAATCGCAAAATCACCTTCTACAGGAGCGGTTAATTTACTTGAATCAAAAACATATGAGAACCCACAGTTCTTGAGAATGAAAGATTTAATGGCAAAAATAAAATAAAAATAAATAAAAACAAATAAAAACCAAAAAAATGGGAGCATTATTAGAATCAGGATTAGTTGGTAACATCGGGTTAAAACACCTTAAAGTTATCAAAGAAGACACAATCAACAAATGGGATAAATTAGGATTCCTAGAAGGTCTTAAAGGACACATGAGAGAAAACGTAGCTCAGTTATATGAGAACCAAGCGTCTTTCTTAATAAACGAAGCTACAGGTGAAGGTTCAAACGGTTCATTCGAAACGGTTGTATTCCCTATCGTAAGAAGAGTATTCTCTAAATTATTAGCGAATGAAATCGTATCAGTACAAGCTATGAACTTACCAATCGGTAAATTGTTCTTCTTCGTACCTAAAATCCAAGGATATGATGGTGGTGGAACAGCAAATCAATCAGGTGAGCACTTCGCACCAATCGGTTCTCCGGGTAACTATTCTCCAGCTAACAACGGTGCAAACCAAGGTTATGGAACAGGAGCAGGAGCTTACCAAAAAAATCTTTACGATTTATTCTACGAAGGAAGTGAACCAGGTTTAGACCCTGAAGGTTTATTCGATTACTCTAAAGGTAGATGGTCAGCAATTACCGCTAACTGTCAAACAGTTTCTTGGTCGAACACAAGTTTAGTTGCATCAGCATATACTGCAGGTGAATTTAGAAAAATATTAGTTGCGATGTCAGGTTTCTCTTCCACAGGTGAAGGAAAATTAATCGGACCAAATGGTCAAGAAATGGATACTGAAGAATTTTTATCAGGTCTTAAATTATTTACAACTAACGCAACTGTTGCGACTCAGTTAGGAACTTCAACATTCACTAACTTATTGTTTAGAGTTGTAACTCAAAAATATGGTCAAGGAATTGCTCAATATGGTAATACAACTACCACAAATTGGGCCTCAGATGGTAACGGAGGTTCATTTAAAAACATCTGTGATGGTACTGGTGCTATCTATTTAGAAGTTGACGCTCAACAACCGGTTTGTGCTGGATGTGGTGCTGGAACTTTAGATGGTTATACAGGTGTAACTATTACTACAGCGGCTTGGTCAGGTACAGGCGCTAACGCTCCTATTCAAGCGGCTTTCAGACGTTACGAAGAATTAGAA